TTTGTAGATCCATAATTTTCTAAAGTACTACTATTTGCTATCTCTAAAAGTTTGGGTATAACATCAACATTACTGTGATTATCTAAGAATTGATAGTGTTTTGTTAAAGGTTTAAGAGTTCTAGCAAAGAAAGAAACATTTCTGGATCTAATGTATTGCTCATCTCCACTAGAAATAAGAACATCCCTAGATCTTACATCAACTCTGGTTCTAGAACTTGTTGATGTTGATACTGAAGAACTAACACTAGTATTAAACTCTATTCCTATTCCTACTGCCCTTCCTCCTGCTCTTCCCCCTCTTGCAAATGGTACATTTTGTTGGAGAGGAATAGTTACTGTATTATTAATAGTATTATTAATAACATTAGTAAAACTTCTTGATATATTAGTAACAGATGGTGGAATATAGATCGTTCTAATCCAAAAATCACTCTCAGGAGAAAGTTTTACATTTCCAACATATTCTACGACATGGAATGGATTAACGTTCTCTACCTGAGTGGCAAGTGGTTGTTCCAACCAATCAATAGAATTATATTTTAATGTTACAACATTACCTGTTTTTTGAACATTGGGATCTAATAATTGGAAATTGGAGGTTAAATCTAATTCATCACTGGGAATTTCTGATGATGGTATTAATCTTTGTTGAAGTGTATTTACAAAAGTTCTAGGTCTCAATGTTCCTTCACTAATGTCTCCAAAAGTTAAATCTCTATCACACGCAGAAAAATCTCTAAAATCATCCACAAAGAATCCAGACTTAAATCTATTATTACCTTCTGCATCTTCTACACGCAGAGACTCGGTACTAACTTCAAGCAAACTTAAAGAGGTAGTTCTTTCTAAATTTTCTATTCTATCTTCAAGTTTACCAATATCTCTCATCGTGTATCTTCTATTATCAACCAACTCAATTCCAACATTATCTGGATTGTAAAGATATGGCGGAAGAATAATGGTTGCTAATTCCATTAAACTTTGATCATTACTTGGAGATGCTTTTGGATCTTTTGCAGAAACACCTTTACTAACAATAAGATTCTCAAATTTATCTAGATATAATTTATCAATTCTTGGTAAATAGAAGTCAAATCCAACTAAAGAACTTTCTCCTGGTTTTAAATTATAATTTGTTGTGAATAATCTTGAATCAAAATCAAATGGGGATCGAGTCGTAGAAGAATTATTAGCAACTCTTGGTCTAAAATCTAAAGTATCTGATGCTCTAACACCTCTTTTTCCGATAGAAGGAATATCACTCAAAAATCTATCAGAATCATAACTTAAAATAGTAAATACATCTCCAGTATCTGTTGCTGGAACAACATAATGATCATATACTACTAATAATCTTTTAGATGGTTCCAAATCTGTTGTTCTAACCAATCTAGAGTAATCATAATATTCATCTTTTTGTCCACCATCAAGAACAAAATTGTTGGTTAAATTATTATATTTCCCTAAAGTAATTGATTGTACTGTGGATACGACGTTTGATTCTTTAAATCTTACAGTTTCTCCTATTTGGAAAGTATTTTCGTTCAAATATACAATTCCTAGTTTATTTGCACCTCCAGAAGATGGAGAAGAATTATTATTGGTTACAACTCTAGCTACAGCACCACTATCAGATCCAACAATATTTTCACCAATAACGGCATTATTCAAGACATTAGATGTTGATGAAAATTCAATTGAATCCAACGTAGGATCTAATGTATTTGTGGATTCATATACTGCAAGAACTTTAGAAACATCAGGAACATCTAAAGAAATGTTATCATCTTGAACTCTAAGACCATAGTATTTGTTATATACCAATCCATCATTAATTGAATTACTAGTTCCTGATCCAACAGGACCAGATTCTACTAATTTAGAAAGATTGACAAATTTTAATGCACTTCTCGTAAAATTTTTAACTTTACTTTGAATACCAACTTTTTTGAGAGTTGTATTTACAACTATATTACTTTGACTAGCATTCAATCCTTTAATTTCTACACCAGTTCCTCCCCCAGTAAGAGTAAATGCATCTGAGGTTACAGTTCCAATTCCACCACCATCATAATGTACTGAATATCTTTCTTGATCAAAAGTTTCATAGAATGAACTTGCAATACCACTTGGAACACTAAATGTCATATCTCCATTTACATTTGTAGATTCTGGAGAAATTTGTTTTGTGATTAATAAATTAGATCCAGAAAGATTAATGGAAGATATATTAGATTCTGGTAGTTCTGCATAAAGATAAGAACGTTCCGTATTTCTTAATTTTCCTATTCGTAAATTTGCACTATAGTTTCCATTAGTTATAGCAGTACCATCAAATACACCACTGACCGAACTGATGGTGGTAATGGTTAATGTTGATAAATCAGAAGAAACTGCAGTTACACGAGCATATTTTGGATCATCTCCACCTTCGGTATCGGTAACACTGAGTATATCATTTATTTTTACACCAGAAAATAATTTTCCAGGACTCTTGACAGTAGTACCAGAATCAGAAATCACAACTTCATTAATTCCATTAGAAAACTTTTTAGAGTATAAAACTGCATCAGCAGTGAAATTGTCATTAGATGCAAATCCTGCTTCAGCATCAGTCATAGAAACAGATTTTATCTGATCGATTTTATTTGCAGTAAAACTTTTAATTGTTAATGATATTTCATTTCCATTAACAATTAGTTTTTCTCCAGATACAAAAGTTCCCGATGTTTGTCTAAGATTTAAATTGTTTGCACTAGCACCAGCAACTACAAATCCAGTTGCACCACTACTCTTTCCTTTTATAAAAGATGTTGATGGAATTTCTATTGCCGTTACGTTTCTATTGAATACTACGTTCGTATATGTCTGAACGTCATAAAGGTATAAATCCCATTGAGATGATGCATTGGAATATGCAGAATCTGTTAAATTAAATGTATATACTCTAGCAACACCAATTACATTTGATGTTGGAGATGATCCCAACTGACTATGAAGTTCGACAATTCTATTTTCTTTTGGAACACCAGAAACATTATTAACTCTCAATAAACTTCCCATTTCAAATGGAATGTTTGCATTTTCTACTTTTTCAGTATCTCTTGGTTTTTCTACATCTATTGCAGTTTCACCATCAATAGTAACATCATATCCATCAACATATGCCTTTCCAGGACTTACTTGAAGACACATTAAATCATCGGAAGGAATATTTCCTTGCTCTGTCGTTTCTCCCTCCAAATATAATCCATCATTATCGATTTCATCATTTAAAGAATTCAACGCCTTAATTTGAAATTCGTCTAGAGCATAGTGACCAGATTCATCAAATGTTCTTTCTGCAATATAATCTCTAATTAAATTGTAAGTGGGTTTGTTCTCAATTTTTTTAATTTTTCCATCATCTACTCTCAATATTTCTACAAAGTCAGTATCAGTGGTGTCTGATAATACTTTTTTTGTGAGAGTTAGTGATATTTTTAATCTATCTGCTCCAGGTGCTGCAAAATTTGTAAATCCCTTTGCATTGTCGTATAAAGATGAATCATCTTTTGCACTCACAAATGTTTCGGATACTTTAAATCCTACTCTATAAGATGGAGTATTTGTATAATAATCTAATATGATTGTTTGCTTGGTGACATTTACAAATGTTCCTCTAATAAAATAAACTCCACTATCAACAGAAGCTGCAGATCCTATAGACGTTGCATCTTGAGATACTAATGATGCAAAAGGAGTTCCTGCATTAATTACCGTATTTCCATATACAACATTTTCAGAGGCAAAAAGAGATTCTCCATCTTGAAATACATCAGTTTCTGAATCGTCACCAGACTCTAAGTAATTTACATAGATTGTCAGATTATCTACATCATTACTTTCGGATGTAAATGCGACATATTGAATAGTTGCGGTAACACCAGAAAGTTGACCAGTAATTTTCTTTCCAATAAAATTATTAATATAAACGGAAACATCTACACCAAGATTAGATGCATTCAACTTGACGGCAGAGAATTGATTATCAAAAGTAACCGATCCAGGAAGAACCATGGATCCTTCTTTAATAATATTCTTACCGAAGGATTCGACTTGGTTTTGTAAAATAGACTGGAGAGTTGTTAATTCTCTAGCTTGAACCGGATATCCTGGTTTAAATAATACTTTATAAAAATCTTTATCTTTATCAAAATCGTCATAATATGGACCGATATTTAAATTTGTTTTTTGTGCCATCTTTTTTAAAATTCCAGGATGATTTTGATGTCTTCTTTTTGCCTTTCGCTACGGGTAACTATTGGTCTGTTATCAATATAGATTATATCTCCCGTCTTTTTATTTATTTCGGGATTTGCAAGTCCACTTGAAAAAGTTACTCCCAAATCAATTTTTTTATTATCAATAATTATATAATTTTCATTAAGAGTAGTATCCACTGTTACTCCAACAGCACCACCTCCAATGCCAATTGTTATTTGAGATCCAGACACAAATGCATTTATTTTTGATGAAAGATTACTATCTGTTTGATCTTCATCATTACCAAAAGAAAGAGATCTATCTTGGAAATATTTTAAAACCTGCGTTTCCGTATCAAAGGAAGCAACATAACCCTTTGCAATTACTCCACTACCTTGATCTTGTGTCATTTCATCACCAATTGTTATTGTTGGTGATGTTGTCAATCTTGCTGCATATAATGAAGAAAAACTATTTTCAGTAAAGGTTATTCCAACACCAGAGAATTGTTCTGGATTTTTTACAATTCCAACTTGAGCAAAACTTGTATCAGTTGGAAATTCTTTAGTCGAATCGTCAAATCTTGCATATATTAATACTTTATCTGACCCTAGTTCTTTATAAATGTCATATCCATGACCTTTTGATGGTGGAATAATTGGTATAAGTTTGGCAGGGTCTGGTGATCCCCCAAGATTTACAAACCCATAAGTATATCC